CTGCTCCATCGGTACAAGATACTGTATCTGTTCCACTCATTCTGGCTACGGCTGGCATTATACTAGTTTAATCCCTGATGTTTGTTCTGTATAACGATCTGCGGCATCTTTGATAGTTGCGGCTAGCACCATAATACTATTCTTATTTATAGTAACTTCTGCGTCTGGATCAGTTGTAAACAAAAATGGAACTAATCCAATTCCTTCTTTCGTAGCTGTTAAACACAATGGCTTGCTAACCTTAACACCCAATGGGCCGTCTTCAATTAACTTGGCAACAATCTCTTCGCCAGCTGTTGTTTTGATTGTAACTACTTCGCCTTGTGCGATACCTTTTGAAATTAACATATTATACCTTTTCGAAATGTTTCTTGAGTTCTGTAAACCCGCCTATATAATTATCGTCTAAAAATATTTGTGGTAAAGTTCTGGCTGTGGGTACGGCTTCTAATAGCTGTTCCTTAGTCCAATCGGTTTGAACATTACGTTCTTCGTACTCAATCCCTTTCATTTCTAATAATGCTTTAGCCTGTACACAAAATGGACAAGCATTTTTACTCCATACTATTGCTTTCATCTTAATTCCTTTTTACTATTATAGCGCAGGTAATGCGTCGTAGTCAATGCCTTCACTCATAACGCCAATAACATAATTAGTCGATTCGCTTTCCTGTAGAGCAGTTTGTTTGCTACTTGTGTTTACGTGTTTGTTAAACCATGGAATAGGAGTCGACTTAGGAGCAACTTGTTGATACTTAATACCAATGTCCTTTAATGCTCCTACTGCTGTGTAGTCTACAAAATCTTTGAGAATGTTTGCGTTCAGTCCAATTACTGGACCTTTCTTGAACAAGTAGTCTGCCCATTGTTTTTCTTCACGGATAACGTCTGCGTACATGGCATAGACTTCTTGCTCGCAATCAATCTTAGCCTGAGCAAATCGAGGATCTTCTTTAACTACTTGATTGATCAAGTAGGCTGTCCAGCCTTTGTGTAGCAATTCGTCTTGTAGAATCAAACTGATAATGTTACCGTTACCAATAAAGATCTTGTTCTCAACCATTGCCAAACTTGTAGCAAAGCTAACCATAAAGCGAAATGCTTCTAGTGCGTATGATGCATTAAGAGCCAACCAGATTGCCTTGATGTGATCTTTTTCTTCGACTGCTACAAAGTTATATTCCTTCTGACAATTAATTTGATGTAGTGAATCATAGTATTTGCCAACACTTGATGCCATGCTGATAATTTCTTCAGTATCGTGGATAGTGTTGAACACATCCTTGGGCACATTATAGATATTACGAATTATGTGACTGTAGCTCTTACTGTGGATGTTGGTTTCAAAGAAGCCCCAGTTGTACATGAGAGCTTCAAGTTCGGGCAATGAACACACAGGAGTAAACACTTGCGTTGGTCCACGACCTTGAAGACTATCAAGTGCTGTCTGACGTAATAAATTGCTGGTGAAAATATGTTTAATCGCATCGCTCGCATCCTTAAAGTCATTTGCGTCTTTGGTAAGACTAATCTCTTCGGGTTGCCAGAAGAAGCCTCGGGCTGTCGCTTCAAAATCTGCAATCTTCTTGTATTTAACCTCTTCAAATCGTTGGATGGTCACAGGCCCTTGCGGATCTAGAAACATTTTACGATTAAGGTAATCTGTTTTTGTTTTTAAATTGTACTGTTCTTTACTCATTAATATTTTCCCGATGCTAATACTATTTTACAAATATGTTCTAATCTTTCAATATGTTCGTAGGCACGCCAGGGGCTTGTGTCAATAGCAACTACTCCGTGCCCTTTGATGCCTACAATATCGTATTTTATGTTGCCTTGATTATCCAATCCTAATTTTTCAAAACACTGATCAGCTAGTTCTTGACTGATAGGAGCAACATCTGGAACATTAGGTGCTACCTTAGTGTAACGATTCAATTCTGGAAACGCATCACTAATAGTACTTAGATCAATACCAGCATGCATGGCGGCAATACAATATGTAGGATGAACGTGTACAACTACACGAACTTCTCCGCTGTGTTGCCCCATTGCTCTTTGTAGGCCAAAGTGTAAAGGTATTTCTCCACTGGGCTTTAAGTTGGCACTAATATCAGTATAATACTCTTCCTGCCACAATAGTCCGTGAATACTAATCTTCTTAAATTGATCTGGTTGTAATGTTTGTTTACGTACACCACTAGGTGTAATGTAAAAATGGTCACGGTCGTGATGACGTATACTTACGTTGCCATCTCGGCTAGTAATCCAGTTACGCTTATATGCGTCAACTAATATATCGCAAATAGTTTCTAACATTATAACTTACAAGCCTCGCAATCTTCTTCATTATCAAAATCGATAACTTCTAGCATAACAGGAGCGTCTTCGGCAATCTGTTTGCTACCTGCTTTGTTAATCAAACTGTAGTAGAATGTTTTCAATCCCCACATTTGAGCTTGCATTAAATTCTTAGCAATCAATGTAGTTGGAACTTTACGATCCACAAAGTGTGCTGGATTGTAAAAAGTGTTAGTACTTATACTTTGGTCAACATAGGCAGCCAAAACTGCGGCTGTTTTCAAATAACCATCACAGTCTGTTTGTTCCCACATGAGTTGATATTTGTTCTTAAGTTTGTGATATTCAGGAACAACTTGCGTGAATGATCCTGCTTTACTTTCCTTAGTACTGATCAAGCTCATAGGCAACTCAATACCATTAGTACTGTTTATAACAACACTACTGCTTTCGACTGGAGCAATCGCCATTAGTGTGGCATTGCGAACTCCATACTGTTTCATATTAGTACGTAGAGTTTCCCAGTCAAGTTCTGGAGAAAAGTCAGCAAGTTCATTTGCACCTTCGGCACGTAGTTCCCAAGGGAATATACCTTGCCCATAACGTGTCTTATCACTATGTGTACACGGTCCGCGTTCTTTTGCCAACTCTACTGTAGCTTCTGTTAAGTAGAAGGCTTGATGTTCCATCCAGGATTTAACATCTTGTAAGGCATCTTTCTCGCCATACTTGAGTCCACGTTTGGCGTGCCAATAGGCTAGGTTAGTAACACCAATACCCAATGGTTGTATTTCGTCATTTGATAGTTTACTTTGGATACTTAAAAAATCTTGGTAATCAAGAATGTTACACAAACTACGTTGTAAAATACGGCAAGCCCTACGCATATCTTCTGGATTACGGAAAGCTCCCCAGTTGATCGAACCAAGTGTACATAAAGCAATACGGCCATCTGCGTCATCGAGACGTTTAAAAGGTTTTGTGGGTAATAGTATTTCACAGCACAAGTTACTTTGATAAATTGTATGGAACTCAGGATCAAATGGTCCTTGATTCTGTACGTTGTCGATAAACACTAGATAGATACGTCCAGTGTCTGTACGTTCTTTTAATATTCCGCCTTTGAATACTTCTTCAGCAGTCATAGACTTTTTACGTAAGTCTGTACGCTTTTCATATTTTACATACAGTTCTTCAAATTCTGCTGTGTTACGATAAAAGGCTTCATATAGGTCGGGTACTTCATTCGGATCAAAGAAGGTGATGTTTTCTTTGTTCTTGAAACGGCGCCAAAAGAACTTGCTAAGGACAACTCCGTAGTCCATGTGTCTGACTCGAGTTTCCTCTGTGCCTTGGTTGTTTTTAAGAACAATAAGGTCATCAAACTGATGATGCCAAATGGGATAAAATACTGTAGCACTAGCATTACGAATACCTCCTTGACTACAACTACGCAAATCTCCGAACCACTTCTTTAAAAATGGTATCATACCAGTATGCATGATTTCGCCACCGCGAATTGGGGAGCCCAATGGGCGAAGTCGACCGATCTCCAGTCCAATCCCCGCACGTTTACTAGCATACTTGGCCATCATTTCGCCTGAAGCGAAAATACTATCAAGGTCATCATCACTACGGATGAGTACACAGGAACTGAACTGTTTGGTGGGAGTGCCAAGACCAGCAAGAACTGGAGTAGCGAGAGTAAACAAACCATCACTGGCGGCGTTATAATATTCTTTAATATAACGCATCCTAGCTGTGTTAGGTTCTTCTTTATGGAAGACAGTAGCCGCGGCCACAATATATCTAATTTGTGGAGTTTCATAAATTTCCTTTGTCGCACGATTGCGTACCAAATACTTCTCTATTAACTGCTCAATACTAGCATATCCATATTGTTCATCTTTTTCATGATCCAACATGTCATTCATTTTATTCCAGTCGTCTTCTGTATACCATTCAAGCAGTTCAGGAGTGTACAAGCCTACTTCAATATTTTTCTTTATGATAGTATAAAGATGGGGCACATCATAGCTACCGTATACATCCTTACGTAACATTGACAAACGTTGTTTGCCCGCTACATACTGATAATTAGTATGACCAATGTCTGGATTTTGTTCTACGTCGATTAAATCTACTATCGCTCGTAAAGTAATGTTGTCAATTTCTTGTGTAGTAATGCCATCATAAAAGTGCGGCTGACTTTTAATTTCAATCATCGACTGACTGACATCGGCAATACCTTTACAAACTTTAGCTATCTGAGCTTGCCATTTTTCGACTGCTAGTGGTTCGCGATTTCCACTTCTTTTAATAACTGTAATCTTGCTCATTGTGTGTTCTTCAAAATATATAAATCTTTATTGTTGTTGGTGTGTTTAGGTAGTATTTAGTGGTGGCGAAACCGATCGACAACTATTCCTTAGTCGTTGATTTTAGCGAGGTTTGAGCGGGATTTTTTCCCCTTCTGGGATATATTTTATCATACTGACAAAACAAATTATATACGCATTTATCCGTATTGTCTATCGGATTGAATTATAAAATTGATTTGTATGAATAAGTGAAAGTACCAAAATCATTTGTATAGTTGTTTACATAAGCAACTTCTATACTGCTTGGCACTTGTCCGCCAGCGCCGGTGTATGTTGCTCCAGTTTGTGATAAAAATAATGCTTTAAAATCCAATAATAATGATGTTACGTTAGTTGGATCATTTCCAGCAAAATTAAATTCATCCGATAGTTGGACATTGCCTGTTTGCGTATTAGCCACGATTGTAATGGTACCTGTTCTGCTAAATGAACCATAACTACTTGTATAGGTGTAGTCCACTAGATGAGTTATAGTTCCGGTTGGAGCGCCGTAGTTGTCTGTTCCTACTGGAAGTCTAAATGCTGGAGTATATTGTGTTGTGTTTGTAATTGCTACCAACTGTGTGCCATAGCTTTCATACACACTTGGTCCTGACAATTCAGGTACATAGGCAATGGATGCGTTTGCTGGACTTGCGGCAAGGCTTAATGATGCTGAACGGTCTGAGTATAATCTAGAAGCTTTGTTACCAATAGACGCAAAATATACTTGCGGAAATACAGCACTTGGGAAACTGCCATTATTGCCTACGTTAACAAATCTACAGTTGTCTACGCTATTACCATAACCGGCGCCAATAAATACACCTTGCTGATTAATCAATTCAAATTTACAATTAGTGAATACTGTTTCACGAGCACCATATAACTGTCCAATAGTGCCAGTATGACTAATAGTTCCATTGGCATAATATAATTGTATGTCGGCTCCTACACTAAGACTCACACCAACATTTAAATTGTAAAAATGACAAGTATCAAATACGTTATTTCTAACGTCTTGAATACTGTATAATCCATAATAGAAATTAGACACGTATACATTTCTAAATGTGTTATTACTTGTGCTAACACCATCAGTTGTTTGATATCCTTGTGCTACATTCATTTGGATGCCAATTGATTTGGCACTAGTTGTACTAGATCCAACCAGTTTGATATTTTCAAAAGTACTATCACGAACTGCGTCTAACTGTAATGCCGAAGAATATTGTGTTGATACATTAACAGTTAATCCTTCCATAATAATATACTTAGGCTGTGTGCCGCCTAGTGTATTATTAATAAAACTAGGAGCACCCGGTGTACTTGAATCATTTACAAACTGTATAGCAGGTACTGATAGTATTACAGTCATTGTTTCAGCAGAACTAGAAGTTCCAGTTGCCGCTTGACTAATTGTAAGACTTACCCCAGGAGTTGCTCCAAGTACTGTAGTGCCTACAGGAATGTTTGCTCCAGTAATACTAGCTCCAACCATTAATGCTGTAGCACCTGTTGTTGTAACAGTTGTACTATTATTAACAGTATTGCCAGATACTGTTGTTGTTGGATTGTATTGAATAATTGTTTTGTCTACACCAGCACCAACAATCGTTGCGTAACTAGGTACATACAAGGGACTAGTAATTGAATATATACCAGCTGGAATTTCTAATTTAAGTCTATTTGGAACACCAGCTGGATTATTACTAGCTTTGTTATTTGTGTTTAAAAATAATTCATTAATAGCACGTTGTAACGCGGCAGTATAATCTCCACCACTAATATCCGTTGTCGTTAAGAAATCATTTAAACTTACACGATCGTCCAATCGAGCTTGTAAACTACGACTAACTGAATGGTTAACGTCCGGACCTGTGATAATTGTAGTATCGTTTGTTTTATAAACGTACTGTAATAATCCTAACAAATTACCTGCGGCTGACAAGTCATTTTGTGTTAGAATTTTAGTGTTACCAACAGCAGGTGCGCCTTCGCTAACAGCGCCATTGCCAATGTATAATTCCTGGGTATCAATGGCCCATGCCATCTCAGCAGATGCTAATTGGGGTAACCCAGTACCTTGATTTGCTTGCCCACGGCGAATTTGTATTCTTGAGATCTGTACGACAGCCATTGAAATATCCTCTATATAGGATATTTATCAGTTATACTTGTAGTATTCCTCTACTCTATCCCACCACTTTTTCTCCCAGTAGCTAAAATCGCCTGGTTTTAGGATAAATTCCTGATAAACAGGTACATCTATCATTTCCAGCTTTTCATTCAGCTTGGGTTGTACACACATTAAAACTACACCCTTGTTTATATTAGTTCCGTGTACTTCGTTGTGTGCTAAGGCGTAAGCAGTTAATTGTAGATAGTAATCTTCAATCCACTCTTCTTTTTTAGGTTTGTTTGTTTGCTTATAGTCTATAATAGCTTGTTCGTTTAAATGTAGACCCAAGCCGTCTGTAGTTCCTGCGTACAATCCCGGAAAATACAATGGTACTTCTACTCCCCATATTTCGTTTACATTACATAAACCTTGTTGAATAACAACTTGTGCCATAGCATGGCTTTGTTTACTGTAAGGATTAGTTCCTGGGGGCTGGATAGCACCAGTCTTAACATAGTCCTCTAAGTACTTGTGCATACGAGTACCGCGATTGGCAGCCTCTGTAGTAATTTCCTGAGCTTTCTTTTCACCGACAGCTTTTCGCCAATTGGCTAAAGCTATTCGTTTTTCTTCTGGCTTAGTTTTGTCTAAGATGGTAGTTACACTAGGAACTTTTGATCCATCCGGTGTCGCATATAAGCGTTTGCCTTCTACACTTTCTCTATTGATAGGTGTGTAAGAATACCTTTCTGTTAGTAATGTCATACAACATTATAACACAAATTAATCAGCTTTCATAGCCTTTTTGGTTGCCGACATTGCCATACTGTCTACAGCATTACTAGCTTTCTTTTGTTCTGGATTGCCTTGTTCTGGTTGATCAGCGGTTTTAGCTGTTTTAAGAACAACTCCGTGACCATCAAAACGATCAACTAGTTGTTTTAAAATTGGATCACTATCCCAACGAGCGGCAAAGCGATCGTAGTCGATATCTGGAGATCCGTATTCTTGTCCTAATTGATTAAGTGCGTCCCATGTTAGTTGGGATTCAGAGCCGTTATTGTCTGCTGCACTTTGTAGAGCCCTTAGTGTAAGAACTAAGGGGTCTACTGATTCTCTAATTGCTTGAATTACTTTTTTTTTGAGTTAAGTAACATGCCTAGTCTACGGCTATAATCAACGCTTTCACGTTTCTCACGGCCAACTGCGCCCATAGCCGCAGGAGTTTCTTCTGCGCCCATTCCGCCTTCCTCTTCGCCTGGCATTGGTTCTTCGCCTGGAGCGCCTGCTGGAGCACTCATATCTCCACCCATACCGCCTGGAGCTGGTGTGCCCATTGTTGGAGCTTCTCCGCCTGATACAATAGCTAATGCGCCTTGTAAGCCTTGACGACTTGTTTCAATTGCTGTGTAAATTGCTTCTAATGCTGGCTTAACAGCATCGTTATATTGTTGGGAAACATCACTGCCCATTGTTTCTCTTATAGAGTCTAATAATTCTAAAAGCTGTTCAGCTTTCATTTGAGCTGTATCTTCTAACCAACCAGTAATACGATCTACCATATCTTTAGTAGCCATAATTACCTTGGCCTTGTCTTCTTCGCCTTCTGCTAGATATACAATGTGATTAGCAACTGACTCACTTAGATCGTAACGTGTAGTTAGTTCTGCGGCCAATTCTTCTTCATCACTTTCTTCTAGTTCGATTCTTTGGATAGCACTATTGATCCAGCTTTGTGGAACACGATATTGACTAGCTTTTTCTTTAATTGATTCTGCCTGAACTTTTTTACGTAGCTCTTTCTTTTCTTCTGCTTTTTCTGTGTCAACACTTTCTTCCACGCAATCACAAGGATTGTGGTGGCAAGTGTCACATTTGCCTTCATCACGTTCTAAGATCTCTTGATTGATACAATCAAGGAACAAGCGTGTCTTTTGATATTCTTGACTATCATGCAATGCGTCGTAGCCTTCGTTAACTTCAAACTGACTAATTTTAGTACGTAATTTGTTACGTGCGTCTTCTAACTGAACATCGCTGAATTGTTCAAGGTTAATTTTGTAACCAAATTTCTTAGCAAGGCTTTCGTTAAGCTGTTTGCTAGTTACGGGTTTTGATAATTCTCTAATTTGCATGATGGTTTCCCTAAAGCGTTTCTTATTACTATTTATACAAAACTCCACTTAAACATTGTGGAAATCTTTTCCTTCAAACGTTCAGCGCGAGCTTGGCTATCTTCTAATTTGTTTAATAATACAATATATCTGCCGAAATCTTTGGCTTTTTTGATATTTTGCTGGTACACTTGGTTATCACTATAGCTAGCCCAGTACTGATTGTCTAAATTCTTAATTTCAAAGAACTTGTTTAAATCATTACGGTCGTAAGCCTTAGCTGATAACAAGGCACAAGTTTTTAAATGATACTCGTCTACTATATAATTGCTGTGTTTAAAATAAACGGCCCAGTTTTCGCCTTTTGTTTTCTTTATAACAAAGTTTTTATAGGTTAAATTGCCATTGGGCAACACACCAATTGGCATAGAGTTGTTTAGTTCTGCTTCAAACTGACTGGCTAACTCTTTGAGTACTTTAGGTTTTGTTTTATTTTGTTTTTTCATTGGCAACTACAGTAGGATCTTCGTGTCCTATCTTACTTACCAGACTTTTGCGAATCATGGCTTGAACTTGAAATTGCTCGTGTTCAGTTAGTTGTCTTAGTTTAATAGGTTTTTGTAACTTTTTAAGTAGTTCACGTTCTTCGTTAGTCGTGAAGATTTCAAAGCCATTGATGATACTATATTTCTCACCCTTGGCTTTAAGTTCCAATCCGTTGACTAGTTCGTGTATTTTCATCTTAGGCCAGCAATCACACGCATTTTTTCTAATAGCGCATCGTCTTCACTAATAGGACTTAAAATCCCTGCGGATCTTTCATCGCGTCCAGAACGTTCGCCGCCTTGGCCCTGTGCTCGTTCAAAGTCCTTATCGCGAACTTGATCAATAAAGTTATCTGTAGCATCACCGCCTACATCCTGATTACCTTGGCTAATTAAGTCTTGGTTCTCTTCCATATGGTGTTTAACAATGTACTTTAATTCAGCCATTGCTTCTTCGGCATTATCGAAACCAACTGTGTCGTGGCCCGACGCATAATGTTTAACATACCAATTGCCACCGCCTGGACTTGCTTCAGGGTCTATACCAATTTCGCCTACAGGTTTTCCGTGATGCTTGAAAACTTTTTTAGTTTCGTCGCCAATTTCTTCACTAGTAGTTACAGTAGATCCTGGTTGTACTGCGCCCTGACCGCTTGTTGGAGGAGGTTTCATTTGAAACTCACCAGGCTTATCTGGGTTAGCAATTAAATCGCTAACCTTAGCTTTGATATCTGTGCCGCCTTGATCAATGTCAACTTCGTCGCCGCTGATACTTTTAACTTTCATTGGCGTAGCATCATCTTCGCCTAGTATGTCTTTAATTTTCATTGTGTTCTCCGAGGCTTAATTCAGCACTCTCTAGTTTAGTTATGTATTTACGCAATTTTTCAATTTGCCCACGGGCTCTGAGTAACTTAAAAGCTAGGTTTTCCACACTTTGTTCACCACCCGATTCTAACCCAGCTTTGCGTAAGCGTTTTAATTCATCCATTGCTTCTCTACACTTACTTACGTCTTGACTACGCATAGCTAGATTAATTTTAGCTGAATAATTACGTGCTTTGTTTTTAATATCTTTTGGATCTATAGTAGGTTCTTCGTGTACAGGCTCGGTGATCCAATGATCGTCTAATACGCTATAGATGCCTGCTGAATGATGTGGCTGATCTGCTGGTTGTACATACAATTCTACAGGTATGTTCTGTATGTGTAAATCGTGTTGGCTATTGTACAAGTTCTTCTTAGCTGTAAACAGTTCTTCGTTTTCTAACTTGTTTACTACTAAGTGTAAATCGATATCACTATAATCGCTATAGTTATACCCAGCACTTGAACCACTGAGGGTTACATCTTTTAAATGTAGTACAGGAACGTTTAGATAAAGGGCAAAATGACGAGCTATTTTTAATAGCTGTAAGCGTACATCTTTGCGTAGCTTGTTGTTGTCCCAAAGTACAGGGTTAAGCTCGTGATGATGAGGATTTGGATCGATTAATTCTTCGAAGTTCATTCAGTATTTAACTGAATTATAGGCCGATTAGTTTAATTACGTCTTTGATATTACCAGCGTGTATCCAACCTGCGCCAGCTAAGAATGCTAGGCCAACCATGCCCCAACGCATCCATTTGTCTTTGACTGTTTCTAATTCTTTGATTTTCTTATGTAGCTCGTCTTTAGTTGATTCTAATTTACCAGCTAGTTCTTTGTGTTGATCAGATTGCTGATCATTTAATTTATCTGTGTGTTCGTAATAACGTTGGGCATTAGTACGATACTCTTCTGTCATCTTATCTAATTGCTCTAAAACACGGTCGCGGGTATTGTCCAAGCAGTCATGCATTTCTTTGATGTCGTCTTTAACTTCACCAAGTTTTTCGTTGATGTTTTCAACTTTAGTTTCTAGTATGCCTACACGCTCTGGTAGTTCTGCTAGTTGTGCTTGTGCTAATTTAGTGGCCATCCCCAGGCTCTCCAATGTTATAAGTCTTGTGCTCGCTCCGAGCTGGGCCTATTGTATGATTGGTAATAATGTGCCTAGATAATGATATTTTGCCTACAACTATATTTATTACATTTGAGTAATAGATAAGCAGGTGTTTTATTTTTTAAAGAAACTAATGTTCTTTCCAGGATCAGCTGTATTGAAAACTGCGTATTGTTGTACCATGTCTTCATTGAGCCCACCTATGTAGGGAACTAGATGGAAGTCTTGTTTTAAGAATTCTACTGGATCTTCTTCTGTGCCGTACAAGTTTTCACGTTCTGTACTAAAGTCAAAACGCCATAAGCGTAGTATTTCATCAGTGTCAAACCCAGCGTTACGCCCAGTAGTTTCAAGTTGAGTTGGAAATGTTGAATAGTTTATGTTGGCTCGTATACCCAGTGTTTGTAATACTGTTTGAAAATTCTGTTCTTCTAAACGTGCTAGTTCTTTACCAGACTCGTTTCTATTCTGCCCAGTATGTGTAATATCAACAAGTGTGTATAGTTTGTAATCCATCACATATTTAAGCCAACAAAAAAGGACTCCGAAGAGTCCTGATTTGCTTCCCATCCCGAACAGGAATAAACTAATAAATTAGTATGTGTGACCTGGAATAGTAATTGTGTTACCGTTTAAGTAACCAGGTTGAACTGTGATACCAGCAATACCAGTTGCAGCAATAACTGCAGCTTGGATTGTTTGAGCGGCTGTGTTACCACTTGATTGCTCACCAGCGGCACCCATTGCACCGTTAGCACTTGCGGCTGTGTCGATATAAACACCAACTGTTAACAAACCAGTTTGGTTTGAACCAGGAGTACCACCAGTTGTTAAAGCACCAACCATGAAAATTTCAGCTGCAATAGCAACACCGTTTAGAGCGGCGTAGATTGCGCTGTTTGAGCTATAGATCTTTGCTGGTGGAATAACGATGTTACCACTTGCGTCATAGATTGCGTAGTCTTCACCTGTACCACCTACGTTTGTAGTGTCACTTGTTGAAACGCTAGCTTCAGTTGTGTTTGTGTTGATTGAGTTGCTTGGAAAGCTGATTACCATAAAAGCTAATTGACGTGTGCCAAAGTTGCTGAATGGAGCAATCGCACGACGATAGTTTGCCGCTACGATACCTGTTGATAAAAGATTACCTGAATATTGTGCCATTTTAATTTCTCCTCGAATAGCATAACTGTTCACACTCTGTGAACGACCTTCCTAAAAGGCCTTTGTATAATTATTTAGTTCAGTTTGGAAAAATACCAGGAATATGCCAGGATTTTGGTATTTGAATTTACTCTTTAGACTCATGAATACGCTTGATTCCACGCTTGAATTTGGTGGGATCTGCGCCTTTAATACTGTTAATAAAGCGGCGCTCTAGCTCGGCGGCGGTTTCCACATCATAATTCTCACGAATCATGTCTAGTAAATTAATAGCACTTTGGATTATGTTGCTACCACGACTTTCTATAACTAAGTCTGGGTCACGGGCTACGCCAATGTCACTAATTTCTTGTAGAATACTACGGGTGCTTTTACGCATAATGTTTCTCTTTAGTATATTTATTTGATTATACACATGATTGTAAAGAATATCAAATGAGTTGAATAATCTTGCTGTAACATATATACTGCTAAATACTCAGTAGAAACACTGATAACGTTTTTACTGATATTACACATACACTTAAAGGAACACAAAATGTTAAAAACCATATCAAACTGGGTCAAAAGCCTAGAAAATTCATTCAGTAAACCACAAACTTACGGTAGTGGGCTAGAGTACTACATTGTCAAAAACAATCCACAAAATGCCGCAGACGTTGATCGTCTAACCAAAGAATACGAAACTAATAGAAGTACATTCTATTGGGCAAGGGGGCTTTAAAATGAAACAATTTTTTAAAGACTTTTACGAAATCGTTAAAGCAGTACAGCAAGCTCGTGCAGAAGCTATACTCAAAGGCCAACACTGGATTTAACCAATGCTTACTACAGTTCGTCGTGTACTTCCACACGAGTATGCCAAATATCGTACGCACCTTAAATCTCTTGACGCAGAATCTAAGGTATTACGGTTTGGCTATACAGTTAGCGACTACATCATTGACACACTTTGTGACAAGTTTGAAGCCAACCCTGATAAACATATTCTATTTGCTATAGAAAATGAACAGTTAGAATTCGTTGCTATGGGCCATATTAGCCTAGAAGGCGAGATGGAGTTGGCTTTTAGTGTGCTCAAAGACTACCAAGGACAGGGCATGGGCAACAGGCTAATAAAACGTTGTATCCAGTATTGCCGTACGCATAACGTTCTTAAAGGATGTATGGTATGCCTAAGTACTAATAACCGTATCAAACACCTATGTTCTAAGTACGGTATTACAATGGAAAATGAGATGGGCGAGACACTTGCTACTATAGAATTACCACAGGCAGACGTGTATACCTATGTAGAAGAAGCTACTAGTGCTAATATGGCTGTGGTAGACTATTTTAGCAAGCGTATTACCAGACCACTTTACATTTAGTATTTTATAAGTTATAATAAATACATGGACAGCAATAATGCTGTTACACACTTAAACACACACAAGGAGAAAAATATGTTTAATCAAGCAATTGACGCCGTACAAAGCGGCAAAAAAGTAGTCGTTAACACATTTGTTAAAGATGAACTAGTTCAAAAAGAACTAATCAAATTAATCGAAGCACAAACTAAGTTTTATCAAGGATGGGTTGATACAACTCTAACACTTGCTCAAACTCTAGTTTCTAGCTACAAAGATTCAGTTTACAAAGGAGCAAAATAATGTCCTTTGAAACTCCAAAAGCACCAGAAGTTAAATTCAACAAGAATGGTTATGAGATCCGTGCTGACGTCTTAGCATTGGCTAAAGATGCTGTTATGGATGAATACAAGTTTAAGCTACATGGCTGGGAAGTATCAGCTAAGAAAGATGAAAAGACAGGACAACTTGTTAGCTCAGTAGCAATGCCAGAATTTCCAGGTCTAGAAAAGATTATGGAAGCGGCAGAAAAGATGTACAGCTTTGTTAACTCAGGTACAAAGAAGTAATCTAGCATAGCTATTTCGCAGAAGTGCGTGACACTACTCAAAGGGCCTTGACGGGCCCTTTGTTTTTATGTACAATAAGGTCATGCGCTAGAGGCTAACTGGTATAGCAAGGATCTCTAAAGTCCGAGACAGCAGGTTCGATTCCTGTCTAGCGCACCAAAGGAATTAATATGGGCAGTCTAACAGATTATTTCGAACGTACAGGATACAAGAGTAAATATACAATCGGAGACAGGGTATTTGGTATTTGGAATAAAACTCCATTTATCGGTACTGTGGGCAACGATCGTTGTATCGATGGTGTAAATCCTGAAGTGGTAGTTCATTTAGACTTACCCATTAAGATTGATAAAGAAATAAAAAACTTTATAATAGTAAAACACAAAGACATCAAACAAAAACTAAAGGAGATAGTATAATGTCAAAACAATAGATTGAATATGCTTGTAAGAATGTAGTTTTCCATTTTAACAAAAAGCATTTAGAAGACGAGACCATTCCTATGTGGGTCTTAAAATTTCATGGGGAAACATTGTATGTCAATCATGTGGATTGTCAGCTACCTTGGAGCACTAAGGAAACGCCTGATAATAGTCACACAAAAGGTAGCATCAAAGTCAAAGAGTGTTTGCTAACAATCAATGACGCAAACGAAGCTACAATATCAAATCTCACACTAACTGCTAAGTTTCGCTTACGCAATCAAAAACTAGGCATTGTACGTATTATGGCACCATATGGTAGTGCTATGCACAAAGCTCTGTTGGCTAACGAATATAAACACGCACCTATCAAAACTATTCGCGGTGCTTGTTCAAGTTCGTTTATTGTCTGTGATTTGTTAAGCAAGAACGAAGTATTGCTGGCTAAAATCAAATACGATGATTGGCGGGAACTTAAACCAAACGAAGGTTACTATCAGGATTATGATAACTTTAAGAATGACATTCCTGTAGATTATGGACATCCTAGTACACCATATGAGTATAGTTAATGTCAACTAAACTGCTTCTTTAGGCGTTGTATATGCATACGCCTAAGGAGGCTTATTATGCTAATGAGGACTAGAAATGAAACGGATAACTGTTTTAGCCGTAATTACAGCTTTGATGATAAACCTGGAAAATACGAGCGCGACTACACTTACACCTGCCGTTGTCCAGATCAAGCGTGTGACCAAAAACGTTCGGCCGCATGGCGAAAAACCAAAACTCAGGATGAAGTCTACTCTAGCAATATTACCGCTAAGTCCTGAAGAACTCGTAGTAGATGATGATTTAGTGTTAGCTCGTAATCGTAATAAGATTGAGCTAGTTGATGAAGAGGAAGAAGAATTAAGTGATTATGTAAAAATACGTCTAATGATAGCACGTATGAAAGCTATGAAGGCTTATTCAATGGCTTCTTTTTCAAAGAACTCAGGGTGAAGTTTACCCCAATTACGCATGATAACTGCGGCACGAGCGTTAGCTTCGTTTTCCTGTGGACTGCCAGTAGATCCAGCTTGATCGTCTTCTAGTTCTTTCTTTAAGTCTTGACTATAGTGAACTAGTTCGTGTGCTAGTGTACGGCACACATCCATAATGTGTCTGTTAACTACAGTGATAGTAATATGTTCTGCTCCAGGAGCATAACCGCCAAAGCTCTTATGTTTTACACTACGTTTGTTGTCAAATTTAAAATCAAACTTAGGCAATGATTTAAGTTCTAAATCCTTAGCGGCAAATCGAACAAACTCGTGAAGGATATCATAAGTGTCCTTTTTGTTCAACCCTTCCATTAATATTTCTGTTACTTTCATTAGCCTATCCAAATTTGTGGTGAGTCGCCGGCCGCATCATTTGTTGATACGTAATAATCTATACTAGTTCCATTGAGTCTAAGTTTAACAGGCTTCTGTTCAAACGACTGTAGATTATATGTATACCATGCCATTTTACTTTGAGCAGATGTTAACAAGTTAAATGATTGAGCGTCGGACTGTATACTTGTTGTTGTATATGTAGCACTGATCTTAAGACTTGGACTGCTAATCTGAGTATACACGAATCCAAGACTTGAAACACCTGTGACTTTTAAGTTAGCAGTTGTAGGCTCTGTATATACATAACCCCAATCGCCAGCAAATCCACCGGTAATTTTCAAGCTAGCTCTAGTGTCTTCTTCAAAAGATGTTAATTCGTTATAAAGATTGTTTACATACTCTTCAACACGAATTACTAATGAACCTGTACTTGATTGAGTATAGCTTTGTGGACCGTAGACAATATCATTGTCTGCTCCAATGTTTAATAAGCCTATTGCATCTGTACCTAGGATCATTGGTTACCCCAGGATAAAAACATTAGTAAATGTTTGTTCTATATCGCTTATGCTATTTGAATTTAATGAAACAAATATAGTAATAGACTGGTTAGTCCAGCTAACTGCTTGATCAGCATTTGAACTGCTAGTTACTTTAGTTACTGTTACAGTATTTGTGCCAGCATTATAAATGCCTTCTCCATTTTCCCAACTAGCTCCGGAAGTTTGTGTTACACCGTAGTCAATTAAACTACCATCAGGAACATGTCCGTAGAATGTTCTATAGCCAAGGCTAGCGCCGGTAAGAGTATATGTGCCGATTGAACTAACCGTACAACCTTCCCTTACTCTGTCAACTCTAACCTTGTTGGATACATCTGACATAATTTATTAAGCGTTAGCTAATTGGATAGTTAATGTTACGCGAATTTGGTCACCGTTGTTGGCAATTTGAATAGGCGCATTGGTAAATCTATTGGCAAACACTAGTGCGTTAGAACTTGTTTGTACTACATAATAACCATAAATGTATCCAGCCGCGCCAGTAAATGTATAAGTAATCTGCGGGTATGTTGCTGTTGTAGGATCACCTTCTGAGAATGTAAAATTGCCTGGAGTTAGTGTAACACTAGTATAACCGTAACCACTAACTTCAGTGTAATTACTAGCAGTATCTAACTCAGTTGGAGTTTGGTTGTTCGAGTATAATTTTAATACAAGAGTCTGTGGTGCTACTGCGTTTACCAAATTTTGTAACGCGATTTGCTCTCCTGCTTGTGTGAATAAGACTGCCATGTTTTTTCCTTAAAATTGAATCAAAATATTTATTATGTACATATTTATGCTAGTGTATAGTTGAACTGTATACTTAATCCTACGCCAGGTTGGGATTCAGAACCCGTATGAACCACATCGACAGTTAGATAATCGTCAATTCCCATGGTAAAACCGTTGGTATCGGTAGTTTTTACATCCGGACTGGTAATATCTATCGTATTTGTTACACTTCCGTTCATTTTGATATTAATTCTTATATAGCTATCGCTAGTTGTAGCTACCCTGGCTACGATACTAGAAATAGTTAGTGCCGCAGGAGCATACCATCTTATGGTTCCTGTTTTTAACTTTAGATTTCCGTCCTGGTATAAAAATACGGCTTTGTTAATACTATCTGTAACGGCGCTTGGAATATTGGTTAATTTGCTATAATCTAAACTAGTAATAAAACTAGGATTAGCATAACTTCCTGTAGTTACTACGCCATTTGTAGCTACAACTGTTCCTGTTAATTTGCCGCCATCTAGTGTGCTGATCCAACTAGGATTACTATAGCTTCCTGTAGTATAAACACCGTTAGTAACTGTTCCAGCGTTTCCGCTAATACTTACTCCGTTGAGTGTTTGTGCTCCGCTGGATCTATTAAGTGATACACTTGAAGTACCAAGATAGATACTAGCATTTTTTAATAAGTAAGAATTTAATGTTGTAGATAAACTAGAGTTAGTTACATAATTGGCTAACGTGCTAGTTAATACATACGTGCTTAACGCATCTGATAAGTTAGTGCTAGTTATATAATTAGCTAGTGTACTAGATAACCCTGTAGTAGTTACATAATTACTTAGAGCTGTGTTTAAACTACTAGTAGTAGCATATCCACTTAAATCAGCAGGAGTAAAAGTAAAGACGCCATTGCTGAAACTTAATGCTTGTGATCCAGGACTGTTAGTATGAATACTAATCGCTGAGCTAGTAAGATATCCTAATCCGGTTACGTAGCTGTGTGTAGCAACTACACTAGTATCAATAGCAATAGTAGTATTAGATGATCCGTTGAAACTTACACCTGTTAAACCAGTTCCAATAGTTAAAGGATTGGTTGTATAAGTTGCGCTAGGAGTAACATAATCTGTGCCGGCAACTGCCGCTCTAATTCCTACTCCGTCACCCTTTAATAATCCTGTAATAGTTGTGTTAAGACTAATAACAGCATTAGTATGAGAATTTGATACAGTACCAGAAAAACCATTGTTAGTAGCAACACTGACATTGGTTACAGATCCGCTACCGCCTGCTCCGGAAACGGTAGTCCAGCTTAGATTTCCAGCACCATCTGTTACTAAAACTTGTCCATATTCTCCGCCAGTAGGAAAAGGCTGAAGTGTAGCTATACTATAGCTTGATCCACCATTTTGAGTAGTCTTAAAGAATAGCTTACTATCGTAAGTATTAAGGGCAAGTTCGCCGTCTTGAAGAGCGGAAGCGGCTGGAACATTTCCAGTACTATTACTTCTTTTTAACTTGAATATATTGGCGGCTACGGTTGTCATTGTTTACCCTATAAAACCGCCAAAAACGCGGCTGACTACGTATTTATTGTTTTTAAGGGATTACTTTTGACTGGGAGGTTTTAAAGGATTAGCAAACCCTTTATAGTCTTTGTCTTTCCACTTTTGTGGTGCTGGAACTGGGGGTGGTAATGTTGCCATAATATTTTTTTTATCCTGGAGTAGGACTAGTATCTAGGGTACTAGTTGCTGTAAATGTCACTGGAAAATTAAATGTTCCAGCTAGTCCTGTAGCATAAGTACTGTCTGAAGGATCTAGCACATAAAATCCTATTGTGTAAGGGCCTTCAGCACCGACATCCATAACCACTGGGGTAGTTAACGTTGTACTGCCTGTTGCCCAGTTAGCTGTCCATATATAACCCATGCTATAACCTGTGCTACTAATGGCGGTCCATAATGCTGTAGAGCTAGCAAATGCTAGCAATACAGCACTATGAGTTGGATCATTTATAGTAAAACCTGTTGGAACTTCACCACCATTAAAGGATCCCGATTCTATAGCACCATTGGTTAGCATATCGCCAGTAATAGTTAAACTGGTAGGAATATATCCGTTAAGAGTAACTCCAGCATTAATTGTTACTCCGGGTTTAATTGTAAGTCTTGGCTCTGACATTGTTCTGTACCTTTTAGATATTTATCGCAAATCAAACACAATAATTTCAGTGTTTAGGGGATTTGAAATATCAATAACAGACTCCTGTTCAAACGCGAGCCCGTCACCTTCTGTTAATTCTAAGTTATTTATGGTCGCTGTTCCTGTAACAACATACAAGTAATAGTGTCTATCGGCATCTATACTATAACTGTAATCTTCTGTAAAAATACCAGCTAATAGCCTAGCATCTTGCTTAATAGGTAACTTGGCAGTTATATCGCAGAACCGGTTGAGTTTATCTTCACGGGTAAACTGATGCCAAGCATGGCTGGGTTCTGTATCTAGCTCGTTAGGGCAGATCCATAGCTGTAAGTAACGGTTAGGAGTATTGCTAGTATTGCCTTCTGTGTGGCTGATACCCTTGCCACAGGTCATGCGCTGAACAGCACCAGCAGGCACTTCTACATCATTGCCTAAGCTGTCCACATGATGAGAGGATCCTTCTACAACATAGCCAAAGATTTCCATGTTCTTATGTTCATGCCAAGGTACTTGCCAAGCATACTGTACACGGTCATCGTTAATAGTTTGTAAATCGCTATAGTTCATATAACGAGCGTCATAATAAGCTGGAAAACTAAATGTGCGGTAACTGTTGATAAACGGTGCTCTAGGATTACCGCGTGTGTTCGCAGGTCTTAGAGTAATCATCAACTCAAACCAAATCTTGCCTTGTTGGCATTCCAGCTGTTGGCCACACCAGTGGATCCGATGTCGCCATCATAGATCTTAACTATAGCCAACTTGCCGCCCCAGTAGTCTGTGTTGTCCCAGCGACGCATTAATCTAATACCGTAACCACTTTGCCAAGCTCTGCCACCACCGCCTGTGCTGTAGCCTACTAGTGTATTGTTTACATATAGTTTAACTGTTGATCCATCATAAGTTCCCACTATCTGATACCATTGGCCAGCTGTTAATGGATAGGCCGCGCCAGATGCGATCCAGCCACCGCCATTAAACCATGCGGCATTTATACCGTCATCATTACCGTCAATACAGCCTAGAGTAAAGTTTATGGCACTGCTATTATAAATTTCTGTTACTATACAAGGGTCTTGACCTGTTGTAAACCCGCTGAAGTAGTGCCAAACTTCAACTGTCCATTTGGGCAGAACTGCTAGGCTAGTAGCTTCGGCGTACTGAGCGGCTGCCTGATCAAATACTAGACTACCACCGTTGGCATTGTCACGGGTAACTCCATTGTAAAGTGTAAACACTTTGGAACTGATAGTGTCAGTCCATGTAGTATCACCTGTGGTAAATGTGCTAGCATCTAAGTGTAGGGCCAGTACAGGGCTGGGCTTTAGAACCACATTGGGTTTGATTGCTACACCTGGTTTAATTGCTATTCCTGAAACTTGTGTCATTTGTTATTCCTTTTAGCACCAACTGTTGCCTAAATCAGTAGTAGGCGTGTAAGGTGTAAGTGTTACTGGAAACAGGAATTTTCCTGTTAGAGCTGTTCCACTATTTGGGTTACCACCTTGCCATCCTGTGTTTGCGGGATCAATCGCAATCATTAAAAATGTTGATGGATTCCATTCAGCTCGTACTAGACATTGATAATTTGAGACGGTTGTTGTAGACAATGCTGGGCTCGCTGGATCCCAAATTACATAATTATTAGGATTAGTTACAGTAAAGTTGTTGGCGCTCGAGTCTGTTAGTAAAGTACCACTAGAGTTAGCATTTAACAACAACTGAACTTGTCCACTAGTGATAGCTGAAATGTTAGTATCGCTTGACTGTGTAGTCGATAGTTCATTGGCAGGTGGAGTAAAGTTGCCAGTGTAGACCGGAGTGCTTGATTTGGTCACACGCAAGTTTGTAACTAGTGCGCCATCAAGTTGATAGCTACCGCCACCTTCTTGTGCTCCAATCGCAGTTACATCCTGAGAGTTGGTATAATTACCAGCTGTAGTTTGATTGCCTTGATTTACACCGTTGACATACAAAGTTATGCTGTTAGCATTAGTATCTATACACATGGCCACATGATACCACTGACCGGTAGGTTGGTTAGTTGTGCCATTAACCGCATCTGAATAACTGTTTTGACTTATGTTAAAACTACCGTTAGCGTTCCAGTATATGCCAAAGAATCCAGGAGTATTTTGATTGTAGATCCACGCCTCTTGATTAGGAACAGTTGGGTACACCCAACATTCTACTGTGACTGCGCCTGTGTTCTGGTCAAACGCTGAATTGTTAGGCAGTGTAAGATAACCAATATTGCCGAAATTCATACTGCCAGAAGTTGGTGTATAGCTGGCAAATGTAGCTCTCCAGGCATAGGCCTGTCCTAGTGTGTATCCTAAGTTGGTATAAGTCGTTGTCAGTGCCGCTGCCATTGCGGAAGTAGGATTCTGTAAATCTATATATGGATTTACCAAGTTGTCAGTTATAGTTAGTTCGTAGCCTGCTGTGCCATTTGTACCAAACACCCGACCATGTCCCTGCATGGACCCATAGTTATATCCTACACCAAAGCTACTTTCAAGTATTGTTAAGCCAACTTTGTTGCCTCTTAAGATAGCACCTGGACGAACAGTAACACCCGGACGCATGGTTAACCCCATACTACCAAATTGACCCAGTGTTATACTTGAGCTAGAGTAGTTGTTGATCGTTGTGGCATTGGTTTCTGCCATCATTGCGCTAGCATTATGATTTATCTGTGAGCTTAAATCGATCACAGTAAATTCGGTAGGTAGTGGTGAGAATTGAGTAACTGTAGTTAGATATACAGAGGTAAGATTAATATATGTACCTGGAGGTCCACCTTGATATACCGGAGCTAGACTTCCATCAGCAGGTACTTGAAGAACAAGTACACGAGGAGCATAAGTTTGAGTAGGGTCAGCAAGATCATCAACAGTCATACAACTGTAGGCAAACCTATCTTGATATACAGCACCGCAACGATGTCCTACCAATGGATCAGCAGATCCGTCCCACTGAGTTTCGCCGCCTGACTCGGTTCCTAAAACTACTATATTAACAAATGTCAAATTACCAGTGGTCTTGTCAAATTTAGCTATAGCTGGGTATCCTTGAGCATCACCGTTATTGACCTGACCAGGACTGCTTTGTGCGATACCACTGACTATAGGATTACCTGCTGAATCAAAATTAACATCATAGCCATATATAGTTCCAGGACCGGGCACTGGCGCGGCTGCTAGAGTAGAGCGCCAAATGTTAGTGATGCTAGTAGGTCCTGCCCCCCATTTATCAAGATATGTTACGCCATTGTATCTGTCATTAACTACAGTATAAAAAGCATCTTCCGTCGTGCTCAGTGCTATGCTTTCTCCATAGCATCCAAAATTTGTACCAGTTGCGGAAATAGTATCTATTACATACTGCCATATAACTGCGCCACTAGGGTCCAGACCAACTAGTAATGCGTGTTGAACTCCGTCTATAGTTATATTACCAATAGCATAACCATATCCGCCGTCGTCGATTACTACAGCGTTGAACACTCCATGAGCTAAGGTTGAGTCTGTGTTTAGCCCTGCGATACCTGTTGAAAATCCAGGAACACCTGACGTAAGAATATTGGGAATAGATACTATTGCTGGTATATAGTTAGAATCGGCTGGCGGATTAGGATTAGTGTAATACCAACTAGTACTGATAAGTGCCGCACCATTATTATTAACAGTAATATCTGAAGGGCTAGTCTGGCCAATACCTGCGTTGGCATTGTCTACGCCGCCTTGGGCTATATTCCCATTGGTGTCCATGACACCGTAGAAGCAGCCGCCATTGCCCCAGCTGTTGGCCAACCAAAGAATATGATCCGTACCACCTACATGTACAATGTCTATGGCCACATTGGTAGCACCACAGTTTTGATTACTGCTATCCCACCAAGTCTTGTGGAATAGTAAGTTACCATCTGGGCTATACTTGAGCATTAGGCTATCATCAGTATTACTACCACTTGGTGCTCCGCCACTGTTGTTTCCATAGGTAGCAGATCCTACAACATATAAGTTGCCCTGGCTGTCATAAAAACAGCTGGTGCCAAAAGCCGCTACACTATCTGTGTTTGCTCCGAGTCCGCCGTATTCTGCTATAAATGCTCTTGTCATGTTATACTGTCCATATGAATGTTAAATTAGTGCCGCCGGGGAAGTTAGAAGTAGTTGGTGTGACTGAGTACCACCAGTTACCACTGTTGTTACCAACGTCACCGGGAGCAGCCACAACAATGACTGTATATGTGCCATATCCGTCAACTAGGATACTAGCTCCTACTGGAACTGAGGATGCCCATGAATAACTAGTGTCAATATGTATAGAATTTGATCCACTATTGATAGACGCCTGTACTGCGTCGTATGAATACTGTAATGGGAATTGTGTGCGCCCTGCTGTGTATCTGGCCGCTATGTTTGTACTGCTGATAGCGTGTGGCACTATTTCTAAATGTCCTATAGCGCCTTCTAAGTAAGCATCACCACTACCAGTATAGTTGCTCTTGCCAATATAGCAATGAGCTCTTGAAGTCTGTGCCGGAGGTGTCATGGCCAAGGCACCAATGCTAGTACCATTTAGATACATGGTAGCAATCGCACCATCATAGGTCACTGCTAGATATGCCCAAAGTCCTAGTGGCACAGTGGTGTTACCAGTTAATATCGCTGGTTCGATAGCAAACACTGGGTTTCCTGAAGTACCACTAGTAACTGCTAATATAACATTATCGCTACCGGCATCGCTACCAAAGTCAAACACTCGACTCCAGCTGGCATAACTGTTTATTTTTACCCAAGCTTCTACTGTAAAGTTTGTGCCAAAATATACGCCCGGTGTCACTTCGGCATATTGATTGGTAGTAAAGTTTAGAACATTATAACTGTCTGTTGGACTGTTGTACAAGTCGGCATAGTTGGCTGTGGTAAATGTAATAGTACCAACATTGGCATCATTGGTGCCAGTCACAGTCCAGTTATTGGCCGACAAGGTGAAACCAGTCATACCGCTGGCATTTGAATTGGGTCCTGAATAAGCAGTGGCATAGCCGGTAATGGCAGCCGGTTGGGCGCCTCCACCGATATCGACACTGACAGCATCACCGATGTGTAAGTGCTCTAGCATGAACACTACACCTGTGTCACTTCCACCCATTTCTAATAGTACACCGCCACTACCGTCGCCTACAAGTTTTACACTACCATAACTAAAATCTGTGCCAAAAGTAAATGTTCTAGTGATTTTACGCCCACTAGTATCGTACCAAACTGCGCCCGAAACATAATTGATAGCATCCAACAATAGTGTTGGGCCCACAAAGCCCTTGACTATGACGTTAGGACGGATCGTTACATTTGGTCTTATTACTGTATTAGCTGTCATGGATTAACCTTTTTTGGACAGCGCATTAATATGTGCCGCCGTCTAAGTCAGCCCATACAGGAACTCCACCTTGTAGTTGTAGTGTTTGTCCATTAGTACCGGCTGTTAGTTTACTTAGTGTATTTGTATCACTGGCGTATAAAATATCACCCTTGGCATAGGTAGTTTGATTAGTACCACCATAACCTTCAGCAATGGCTGTGCCGTGCCATGTACCAGTTGTGATAGTACCAACTGTGGTAATACCAGTCGATCCAGCCCAAGTAGATTTGATTTCTAACTGATTGCTACCATTTAGATCGATACTGGTGCTGTCATATTGTACATTTAGTACACCGGTACTATATCCTAATCCGTCTCCAGCGATACCAGAATCTACGCTTAGTGATCCACCACTTAGAGTTAAGGCACTATGAGTAGCAAGTTTAACAGCAATACTGTTACCAGTAATGTTAATACCGTCGCCGGCTACATAACTGTTGGCAGCACTGAACTGTACAAATGTAATGTTAGAACCACTTGCTCCTATTGAGCTAATCGCCTGATCTGTTTGTACCCAACCTGTTGATCCGTTTAGAGTACCATCTTCAACAAACATGAAGTCTGCGCCAGTGATAACATCTGGGTGATCGAAGTCATCTGCTCTAGTCCAAACAGTTGAACTTGTGTAGACATAGACGCCGTTTTGTTTAGCGTTAACTTGATCTTTAACCAAGATACGCTCGTGTGCTGTGAAAGTATAGTTGTCTAATACTGTAATTGGGTTGGTAAATGTCAATGTAGCACCAACGCTGGCAGGACTGCCTCCGCCATCTGCGTAGCTGACTGTACCACCAATTGAACT